AAATGACTTATCACCTATTTTTATCTTTGGCATTCAAATTGCTCCTTTCTATTTTATGCTCCAGCTCCAGGGTAAGTTGCATTATCAACTGTATTGGTTAAGGTAATCTTAATTGCATAACCTTTAGATGTGTCATATTTGGCTCTACCGCTTACAGAACTGCTTATTCTGCCATCACCGCTAACATTAATCGGATATGCAGTATATCTTAATTTGGGTATTTCAATAACCATTTTGTAATGATGATCAACTCCTGTAACTGTCTCGATCTTTTCACCTGTCAAGGTTATCTCAAAAGCCTGTTCGGTCTGTGCTTCAAAAATGGCATATTGGTTCTGGTTAACAAAATCAATAGTCATTCCGCATTCAACAGTTCTTGCTGCATCCCTGTAAATTCTGGAAATAAGGGATGTATTGTTTAATGTGGGTACGCCAACCAGTCCATTATTCAGGTTAAAATTAAAGCTTTCAATGTCATTATTTTGAACAGTAGCAATTTTAATAACCGCCTGATCCCACTTAAACGGATTAGTTGTCTCTAAACTCGGGGTAGTTTTGGTCAGTGATTTATACTCTTTTCCTATAATACCGGCAGTTGCCCGCATTATCTTTTCGCTTGTACCAAAACTTACATTTAAAGTATTGACAACACCGCCTAAATATCTGAAAGCATCTCCATTATCCCTGTATATTTCGATTGTATATGGCTGTATAGGGCAGTTGGTATCCCAGTCTGCCTGTGAAGGTTTAAATTCGTGGTTGTATGCAGTCGTTCCCACTAATGCCGATGTTGGCTGTCCAATTGCACTTGCCAGTAAATAACCAAAACTATTTGGGTATACTTCTACAACAATATCACCGCCTATGCTCTTTAATCCGGAATAGGATGGAGACTCATCAACAATACCTTTCTGTGCAGCGGAAATAAGCTGTTCGATGTCCAGCGATAACGATTCAGAGACAAAAGGCAAATATACACCAGATGCAACTCCTTCTCCCCAACCACCAGTTTCACCATCTACAGGTACTTCAATTCCTAATCCTATATGTCCTCTTCTTCCGATACTCATTATTCATCAACTCCTTTCTCATCAGTTTTGATAATGTCTGTATCTTCTATAGCTTTCACTTCTTTTGACTTCTTCTCTTTAATCTCTTTAAAGTATCCGGTATCCAGCATCTGTTTGCCCTTTTTTTTAGTTACTTCAATTATTTCCTCAGGTTCAAACACTCCGATATTGGGCAACCAGAGCTTACTTTTCTTAACAAATCTTACCTTCATAAAATCACCTCTTAACTTCTGTCAGTGAAATTCTGTCTAAATACAATCCGCATATCTATTTCAACCTGCCTAAAGGGGAATGATGTAAAATCAAAACGCGTATCAGGAAATTCAAAATATTCGCATTCACCTTCTAAATCTTTATACGCTCCTAAAGTTGTTTTAATGTCCTGGTCAAAATCAAGTATCCCTTTAATACCGTTTTCTGTATCTCCGACTATCTGCTTATCAAGATCATATACTTGCAATATGCCGTATATTGTTATGGTAAAACTAACTTCCAGCTTCTCAGGCATCGTGATAAATGTTTCAGGACTACTTACAGGTTCAAGCATGATACAGGGAAACATGGTTTTAGGCACGTTCTCTCTGTATCCGGCATAGACAGAATTGATATAATTTAAGGCAGTTTCATCACCATTCATGGAAGCTGTTAATATTGTCTTCACCTTGTTATAAGCATCCTTTGGATTCATTTAGTTATCTCCTCAAGATATTCGCTAAATATCTTAACAATGTTTTCTTTGTCTTCTTCCTGAAACATTAAGAATGTCCGTTTTGGTATCTTAACTGTCCTGGCAGGCATTTTAACCGATTTAGCAAAAACGTCATTTCCGCCCTTATCTACCCAGTGCAGTACGCTTGCATTTTTAGGCCTGATAGTCATTGCCGGTATCCGGACTGTACCGCCTTCATTGTGTATTCTGGCATATTCAACATTCGTACCGATTGCAACCTCATTATCCCCTTCCAGCTTATAGCTCATAGACTGCTTCAGCCTTCCTGTATCCTGTAAAATCTTTGCCCCTTTGCCCTCTTTACGTCTTCTGTCCAGTGTCCACTGGCTAAGCGGACTCCATTTGCCAGGCCGTCCCTGTGCATCAAAGTTTTTTCCTATAGACCCTAACATTAAGATACCAGCCCTTTTCATAGGAACGGATAGATTTTTCCCTTTTGCCTTGATATCCTGCATTAGTTTTTTAAGTTTGTCATCACCGTCAAATTCATACCGAACGTCAACCATTAGTTATCCGCCTCATCATCTAAATCATCTACTCTATCCGAATCGACTCTCCACTTGGTTTCATCTCTGGTATCAAAGGTTGGTTTATAATCTTCAGTGTTGCTCAATATCTGCTGATCATCTGCAGTTATTCCAGGGATATTCGCTTTTCCTTCTGCCATATCTTTTAATAGATCCAGAGCATTTTTATAAAGCTCATACCATTCATTTCTGTTTGGATCACCAGCACTATACAAAGCACGGATCACATAATACGCCCCTATATCCTCTGCAATATGTTTAATCACTGCAGGGGTCGAACCCAATGCAGTGATAGCAGTAATTATTTCCGCAGGCAGTTTGGCATTAATCACCGCATCTGCCTTAGCTACTGCCTGCGTACTTAGGGCTGTGGGCACGTCACTTGAAGTCATCTGTAAATTTGTTAATATATCATTTGATGTACAATAAGACATTCAATCTACCTCTATATGTACAAAATTGTTACCTTTACTTTTCCCGCAGTCGCATTAGCGGAGTTAGTCCAAGTTGCTATAATAGTAGTTTCCGTCAAAATAGCCTCAACTACTGTATTGTCATTATTAGTTCCACTAATCATATCGACAAAAGTATCTTTAGTTGTACCCAAATCAACTGTATCAATATAGTTATCGACATTACCAGCAACTCCAACTTCCAACGTTTTAGTTGTATCCCCATCAAAAGTTTCGGTAACCAAAGCTACTACATTTAGGATAATACTTCCTGCAGGCAAAACTACAATATCTTCAGTTTGTGCGGAACCACCACCAGAACAATCAACTTCAACCTGTACAACTTTAGGAATTCCTTCCAAACCTTTAAGTAAATTAATTTCATCAGCACTGGCTTCTACGTCTACCCCACCAACCTGTAATGCAGGTGTGTTAACCTTAGGAAAGTAACCTTTCCTGTAAAATTTGTCTATACCCATGACTTTTTACTTCCTTTCGATTTTAGTATCTTAAATGGGGAGAGCAAGTTTAGATCTCTCCCCTGCTGTCAAATCTAAAGTTGTTTCTAAGCTACTGCAGCTTTGATTAAGTATGCACAATCAACTGCAACTAAGTTTTCATCTACAACATGGCTTGTTTCAAACCAGTCAGAATGCTTGGTTTCAATTCTTGCACTTCTTACCTGGAATGGCCTGGCCTGGAAGGTATAACCTAAAGAAGGTCTGCGTAATGATGGTCTGGGTTCAATATATGCAACTAAAACATCTTTTCCCCAAACATAACCTATATCTTCAGTCTGTCCTTCATTCTTTGAGTTATAGCCAGCTTCACCGACTAATACCCTGTCAAATCCAAAGAGTTTAGCCAACATATCAGCAGTAATAATTCCCTCTTTAGTCCACTTGTAACGATCTAAAATATCCGGATGCTGTGTTAGAATATCGAACACTTCTTTGCCCAATATAAGGGTATTTGGTTGTAAGAAAATATTACTGTGTACTGTTTTCTTTGCATCTACAATATCCCCGATAGGATCAGAGTTTGCAGCATCACTCCATTGATCAGTACCTGTTAAAGTAGTGTTGTTGGTAATATTGCTTGTACTGAAAACTAAATCAGCAACTCTCTTTTCCTGAGATAACATCAACAGGTCAGTCAAACTTTCAATGGTATCTCTTTTCACATCAAGAGGTTTATCCGCATTGGCATATTCACGATCATCAATAAGATCATTCAAAGCATGTTCTTCACAGGAGTAATCATCAGTACCAACATTCCAGCTTGCCTGTTTAGATTCAGTCTTGGGTGCTCTTAATGTACTTGGTAAGGCAAATCGGTCTTTTTTGTCATATATATAATATTTGTCACTTTCTTTTTTCACAGATACAATCGGTAAAACCTGATTAGCGATAAAGCTTGCGTTCTTATACTGTACCGATATACCTGTTAATACTTGGTCAACATGAACATCATTAGGTTCTGGCATTTAAATCACTTCCTTTCATATTCTATTTAATTTAAGTAGCATGTGATACTGGGCTATACGCATGAGTAATCAAAACTTCAATTATATCGTCCTGAGCAGTGGCAGCTTCTAAGGCAATCGCGCCAAAGTATTCATCAGCTGCATCCACAACTTCTCCGTCTCCGTCAGCTGTTGAAGTTATAGCCTCACCTTCATCACATGGTTCATTCATAACAAATTTAGAAGTCCCGTAAACTCTAACCCTGGCTGCTTTATCTTCAGCATCTGGTTTATTCTGTAATATTCCAATAGATACTCCGTTTGCTCCACAGGCTTCCGCTTTTCCATCAGCATCCAGTTTGACAAAATAATATTGTTTAGAGCTTAGATCTCCACTGGCTTTAAAAGTCAGGTCAACCGCTCCTGCACTCATTTGTTGAGACATATTAATTCACTTCCTTTCTCGTTAATTCC